GCCATGATAGCAGCGCAACAGATGCAGCCGCAGCCGCTCGAGCAGCCAGCGATTCCTGGTGTACCAATGGGGCCGCGTTGACATCTATCAAGAAACGGTTTCTAATAGCTTAAACCTACCGATGGGATCATCGGGTTTATTCTTGGAGTAATCCATGTCTGAAGTAGCAGAAGTAAGCCAGGAGCCAGCAAGGAAACAAGCTGCGAACCTGGTAACGAGTGAAAATTTAGCTGATTTCCAGGCAAAAAAACTTGGTTTAGCCCAGCCAGAAACTCCAACTGAGGCCGCTGATGCGGAGCCGGTTGTCGAGCAAGATGGGAGTGAATCAGAGGCCGAGGGAGAAGCTGCAACAGGTGAAAAGAAGCAAAACCCAAAACTAGAAAAGCGGTTTTCGGAACTGACGAAGCAGCGCGAAGCGGCCCGCCAAGAAGCGGAACGTGAGCGAAAAACTCGAGAAGCTTTAGAAGCGCGATTAAAGGATTTGGAAGCAAAGGTGAATCCGCCGAAATCGGATGAACCGGATTCCAGACCTACAATGGCGCAATTTAATGATGCTGAAGAGTGGGCTGCGGCTCTGGCCGAGTGGACTACTGATCGAAGAATGCGGGAGCGAGATCAAGCAGAACTTGCAAGGAAGGCCGAGGAAGAACAGTCGCGGATGCGGCAGAAATTCCAAGAGCGGTTAGAGGTCACCAAAAAAGAACTGCCGGATTGGGACGAAATGATTGCGTCTAGTGATGTCTCGGTGTCACAACCGGTCACAGATGCGATTATTGAAAGTGATGTAGGGCCCCAGGTCCTGTATTACTTGGCCGAAAATCCTGATTTTGCTCGAGAACTGGCGGAGAAATCCATCACTTCTCAACTGCGTGCGATTGGGCGTTTGGAATCAAAATTTGAATCCAAACCTGTGGTTAAGGAACCTGTGGCGAAGAAATCGAATGCTCCGGCACCGATTACCCCGCTGAAATCCGGTGGAAACCCAGCCGATATTAGTCTGGACTCCAACCGTCAATTTCATGGCACTTTCGCGCAATGGAAAGCTGCGAGAGCCGCTGGGAAAATTAGGTGACGGATAAACCCTAAAACTTGATTGGAGAAATAAAATGGCAAATAACTTGCTAACCATATCCATGATCACCAACGAGGCGTTGATGGTCCTGGAAAACGAATTAACCTTCACGGGTCGTGTTGATCGTAACTATGATGACCAGTTTGCGGTTGTCGGTGCCAAGATTGGTAACACCGTCAATGTCCGCCGTCCTGGCCGTTTCATTGGTACGACTGGCCCAGCCCTGAACGTGGAAGACTTTAACGAGACATCCACACCAGTTACCCTTTCAACCCAGTTCCATGTGGATACACAATTCACAACCCAGGACCTTTCCCTGTCTTTGGATATGTTCTCGGACCGCGTGTTGAAGCCAGCTATCGCTGCTATTGCCAACAAAATCGACTTTGATGGCACAACGATGGCCGTTGACAACACCGCTAACACGGTTGGCACGGCCGGTGTCGTTCCTTCTGACATCGCAACCTTCTTAACTGCCCAGGCTTATCTGGACGGCGAAGGCGCTCCCCGTGATGGCAAGCGTTCTTGCGTGGTTGATCCCTTTACCGGCGCCTCGATTGTTGGCTCCTTAAAAGGTCTGTTCAACCCCCAGGGAACAATTTCTGGCCAGTACGAAAAGGGAATGATGGGCCGCGACACCATCGGCATGAACTGGTATATGGACCAGAACATTGTGTCCCATACCTACGGTTCGTATTCGACCGCAACGATGTCCACCAACACAACGACCTTTACCGGTTCGCTGACGACTGGCTGGGCTCAGACATCCACCATCACCATCGCGGCTGCAACTGCTAATGCCGTGTTGAATGCTGGTGACACGATCCAGATTGCTGGCGTGTTTGCAGTCAACCCACAGAACCGCCAGCCATACGGTGGCAATGTATTGCGTAACTTTGTGGTTACTTCTGCGGTCACGATTACTTCTGGTGGTTCAGCATCTGTGACGGTCTCACCGGCCATCATCACCGCTGGCCAATTCCAGAACGTGTCTGTACTTTCGACATCTTCGACTGCGGTTGTCACTCCGTTCAATAAGACCGGTGTGGTTAGCCCGCAGAACTTGGTGTTCCACCGCAATGCGTTCACCCTGGCAACTGCCGACCTCGAATTGCCTGATGGCGTTCATTTTGCTGGCCGTGCAAGCGACAAGGACAACGGTCTCTCGATCCGTGTTGTTCGTCAATATACGATCAATAACGACTCGATCCCGACCCGTTTGGATGTTCTCTACGGTTGGGCTCCGCTCTATCCCGAACTCGCCTGCCGCGTTGCAGCTTAATTAGGAAAGGAACTTAATCATGGCAAATCCAGGACCAGCAAGTACCCAAACCTCCAACTACCTATTAAACGGTAGTGCAGCCGATGGTGTTTTACTCGGCATCGCTGGAGGTGAGGTTGGTTTTTACGGCGAGACCCCCGTGGTTCAAGCCGGTGCTATCACCCCGCTAGTATCGACAACGGCCTCCACGGCTGACGTTGCGGCTGCGGTCAATAGCATCATTACTGCATTGCAAAACATCGGCATTACCGCCTAAGATGTTTTGAAGCTACGGAGAAGCCGCCCTCAAAAGGGGTGGCTTTTCTCATTTTTAGGAACCGCATGAAGCACATAATGTTGGCAATGCCCGCCTACACAGGCGTGGTTCACATGGGAACGATGCGCTCTTTAATGACGGATTGCATCAATCTAATTAAGCGCGGCGACCGGTTTACCCTGGTCGATGACATTGGAAATGCCCTGATTGCTGACTGCCGAGGCGTAATAACAACCAATTTCTACCATTCTGACTGCGATGAACTGGTGTTTATCGACTCAGATGTGGCCTGGGAGGCCGGAGCCCTGTGCAGGCTTATTGACCATCCGGTGGACCTGGTGGCTGGTGCATACCCAGCACGAGCCGATCCAATCAAATTTAGCGTAGGATGGATTGAGGAGCGAAAGTACCTAAAAGCCGACCCTGAAACGGGACTTTTAGAGGTGGATCGTGTTCCAACAGGATTTTTAAAAATTACCAAAAACTGCATTTCTAAGATGATTGAGGTCTATCCAGAAACCTTTCATCACGATGCGGCCGTTAACAACCAGTTTTACCCCCTTTTTGAATCGTTTATTGATACTGAAAAAAAGTGGAAGTACGGCGAGGATTTTTCATTTTGTAAACGGTGGAAAGAAATCGGTGGCCAGGTCTGGCTAGATCCAGAAATAAATATGGGCCATATCGGGAATAAAATCTTCGAAGGACATATTGGAAACTGGCTGAAAAGTAGGATAATTTCACAACCAACATCTGAGGTGAACCATGAATCAAATTAAAATTCTCAGCGCAACCTATGCCCTGGATCTTACGACTGCCGCGTCTTCGGCCCTGCAAATCGTCCCAAATACCCCGACCCGCGCCTACCGTGTAGCTCTGCTCAACACGGGAACAGGTAAGGCTGCGGTAACATTTGGCACAACTTCAAGCAATATGGATACCCCAGCAATTGCGGCAACCGGCGCATCTGGGTCATTTGTGCTGCCGGCCAACATGATCTATCCAATGATTATTGACTGTGGCGCACCGGATCTGTATTTAAAGGCTATCTCATCAGGCACTAACACCTTATACATTACGTTGGTGGCTACCGAATAAGGATTCACCATGTCGAATCAGACCGCTAAGACCATAACGACCAACATCGTTCCGGTTCAAGGGACGTTTGAGCCCCTTTACCCGTATGACATTATTTCGTTTATTGGGCCAGCAGGGTTGCCGTTTTACGCCCCGACTAACCCCAATTTGGACGGGGTAAACATAACGAACAGTACGATTAACAGTTCGACCATAGGGGCAACTACGCCATCCACAGGTGCTTTTACGACTGCAACTGCGGTCAATGCCCCGTCCGGTAACTTCGATCTCACCAACAAGCTCTATGTCGATTCCGCGATAGCTGGGATCTCATGGAAGCAGCCGGTCTTGGCGGCAACGACCACCAATATCACCCTGACAGGCGCTCAGACCATTGACACCGTTTCCGTGGTTGCGGGTGACAGGGTTCTAGTTAAGGATCAGACCAATCAAGCGCAAAACGGTATTTATATCGTTGGGACACCGTGGGTGCGGTCTGATGACGCAAATACTTGGGATGAACTGGTTTCAGCCCTAGTCTTTATTGAGGACGGCACCCTAAGTGGCACGGCGTGGTACTGCTACGTCATGCAGGGTGGAACACTTGGTGTCACCCCGGTTACCTGGTCAAACTTTTCAATCGCGGGTACTTATTTTGCCGGTACAGGGTTATCCCTAGCCGCGAACACTTTCAGCATTACCAACACCGGAGTGGCTGCGGCTACCTACGGTTCAGCGTCAGCGGTTCCGGTTTTTGCGGTTAACGCCCAAGGCCAACTAACAAGCGTAACAAATACGAACATAGCAATTGCGGGGTCTGCAATAACGTCTGGAACGATTGATTCTGGCAGACTTTCAGGCTCATACACCGGAATCACCGAGGTAGGGACCCTTACGGGCCTGACGGTCAGCGCAACGATCACAGGGTCGATTTCTGGCAACGCCGCAACCGCTACCAATGCGACCAACGCGGTGACGGCCACAAACCTAGCTGGCGGGACCACAGGAAGCGTTCCGTACCAATCTGGGGCTGGGGCAACAACCTTTGTTGGAATCGGCTCCACGGGTCAGGTTTTGACCGTTGCGGGCGGTGTCCCAACGTGGGCAGCGCCGGCAGCTTCTGGTGACGTAACCGGCCCAGCATCTTCTACGGATAACGCTATTGCAAGGTTTGATTCAACGACCGGCAAAGTTATCCAGAACTCAACGATTACCCTGTCTGATCCTGGTGCGCTGCAAAACGTCAACGAAATCAATTGGGACATCACTCCCGCGTCAGTTGTGGGCGGTGCGGGCTCTCTGTCTTGGAATAACAACGACAACACCCAAACCTTGCAGTTGATTGGTAACAACAACGTAGAACTAAAACTTACGCAAGAAAGCTATTACCGCGTTAAAGCATCGTCCGCAATTACCAAGGGCAATGTCGTGATGCTGACCGGCACGTTAGGATCGTCCGGGGGTTTATTAGGCGCTCCAGCTACGGGTCTGACTGCGGCTACCGGCTACTACGTTTTAGGCATAGCCAAGGAGTCGGCGGCTCTCAACGGCTGGATTTACGTTCAGTCCTTTGGAGAAGTTAAGGGAATAGACACCTCTGGAACCCCTGTAAGTGAAACTTGGGTTGACGGGGACGTTTTGTATTACAACCCTGCGGTTACGGGTGGACTGACCAAAAACGTACCAAATGCACCAAACGCCAAGGTTCAGGTAGCTGCGGTCGTTCACGCGGACAACACCAACGGCATCTTATTTGTAAGGCCTACGTTTGAGCCACGGCTAAACGACCTGTCAAACGTATACGCACCAACCCCCGCAGACGGAGACCTAATTATTTGGGATAACACCGACTCACGCTGGGAAAGCAGAGCCGGGGCCAACGTATCGGTAGGGACTGCGACCAACCTAGCTGGTGGCGCTACGGGTTCTTTACCGTACCAATCAGGTGCTGGCGCGACTACGTTTTTAGGGATTGGATCAACCGGACAGGTTCTCAAAGTATCAGGTGGGGTTCCCACTTGGTCGAGCGATGCTTCTGGAGTGACGATTGCGGATGACACCACGACCGCAACACCTTTGTACCCAATCTTTACTTCAGCAACTACGGGTAACGCGACCACGGTCAATGTGGCCTCAACCAAGCTCAAATTTACCCCGTCAACGGGAACGATGGAAAGCATCGTCCTAAAGCTTAACGGAACGAGTTCCGGGTATGTAGGACTTCAAGGTGCTGCGGCTGCGGGATCAACGACTTACACCTTACCCAGCTCAGACGGTACGACCGGTCAGGTCTTGCAAACGGACGGCTCTGCAAACCTTTCGTGGGTAACTTCAACGTCAAATTCAATAATTGTAGAAAATGCTCAGACTATTTCTTCTAATTATGTTTTGTCGGCGGGAACAAATGGTCAAAGTATTGGGCCAGTTACAATTTCAACGGGCGCTTCTGTAACGGTTGGCGCAAATCAAAAATGGGTTATATGGGGGATTTAATATGAGCAACTTAAAATTTCAAGGCAATGCAAGCGGAGCGGGTACAACTACCGTTCAAAGCGCAAATACAGGATCTTCAACCACATTTACGCTACCGGGAACTGACGGGACTAACGGACAGGCTCTTGTAACAGACGGGTCTGGCGCTCTTAGTTTTGCTTCAGTAGGCAATGTTTCAACGTCTGCAAACAATGCCTTTACCGGAGCAAATACTTTTTACAACGCCACGGGCCAAAATTTTGGAACTGGAACATCAACTGAAGATGGGTTTGTAATTGCAGGAAGGGCTGGAGGAAGTTCCTCATATCGAGTAACTTTAACGCCCGGAACACTTTCTGCAAGCAGAACGGTCACATTTTTTGATCCGGGTGCTAATTACACGGTTGGATATAGAAATATTCCAGCGGTAGGAACCAAAACAGGTTCATACACACTTGCTACATCGGATATTGGAGAATATGTTCAGGTAGGTTCTGGCGGTTCAATAACAATTCCAGACGCTACTTTTGCGGAGGGTGACGTAATATCAATTTTCAATAACACTTCGGGAAATATCACAATTACTTGTTCGATCACTACGGCATACATTGCTGGCACAGACTCAGACAAATCATCAATGACCTTGGCAACCCGTGGAGTGGCAACCGTATTGTTTATTTCTGGCACGGTATGCGTTGTAACAGGAAATGTGAGTTAATTTATGAGCGGAATAATGCTCTCGCTTCTAGGTGCTAAAGCAGGGGTAACGTACATTACTGCAAGTGGTGGTACTGAAACAACGTCTGGAAATTACAAATATCATACGTTTACTGGAAATGGTACTTTTTCAGTTAGTTCTGTAGGTTCTGGTTCGGTTGATAGCAACATAGTTGATTATTTAGTTGTTGCTGGCGGGGGTGGAGGCGGTGGAAAAATTGGTGGTGGCGGTGGCGCAGGAGGCTATCGAAATGGAACAGGTCAGACCGTTACCGCTTCAAGTTACACAATAACCGTTGGCGGCGGAGGCTCAGGAGGATCAACCGCCAATCCAGCTCCGAGGGGTGGAAATGGTTCTTCGTCATCTATTTCCGGGTCATTTTCATCCTCATGTACTGGGGGCGGTGGCGGTGGAACTTATGACAATACTTCTGGTAATAGCGGTGGCTCTGGGGGCGGCGGTGCTGGCAATTCTGGAAGTGGAGGAGCCGGTACGTCTGGAGAAGGAAATTCTGGAGGAACTGGCTCAGACGCAAGCACCCGTAGGGGAGCTGGTGGTGGCGGGAAAAGCGCCAGCGGTGGAAATGGAAATCCATCTGGCGCACCCGGAAACGGTGGAAACGGCTCTCAATGGGTGAATGGAACATATTACGGAGGCGGTGGAGGTGGCGGTTCTGATAGCGCCTACACAACGTCCGTAGGATCGGGTGGTCTTGGTGGCGGGGCTAATGGGGCAACAGGAAGCAATACTCCAAGTCCAGCTACTGCAAACACCGGTGGCGGTGGTGGCGGTGGAGGTAACGTATCTGGAGGCGCTCAAGGCCCCGGAAGTGCCGGTGGATCAGGCGTAGTGATTATTAGATATAGGTTCCAATAATATGAGCGGTATTCACTTAATGCTTGTTGGCGCAAAACAACCCGTGTCTTTTATTACGGCAACGGGTGGAACTATTACAACTTCTGGAAACTACAAAATTCATACCTTTACCGGAAGCGGAACTTTTACGGTTTCCGCGGTTGGGTCTGGTTCGGTTGATAGCGATAAAGTTGAATATGTGGTTGTTGCTGGTGGCGGCTCTGGTGGAAATGGTACTGGAGGCGGTGGCGGTGGTGGCGCTGGTGGATATAGATCATCGGTCGTTGGAGAGAATTCTGGTGGCGGGGCATCTGCGGAATCACGATTAACTGTAACGGCAACTTCCTATACAGTAACTATTGGAGGCGGCGGCGCATCTTCAAGTGCAAATGGTTCAAATTCAGTTTTTGGATCAGTTACATCAACTGGTGGTGGGGGTGCTGCTGGGGGTGGAACATATAACGGAAATTCTGGAGGTTCCGGAGGCGGTGGTGGCGGGGGCGCAGTTGGAACTCCCGGATTGGGTGGTTCTGGAACTGCCAATCAAGGATATAGGGGTGGCAACGGAAAAACTGATAACGCAACTTATCGAGCTGGTGGCGGGGGTGGTGGCGCTGGCGCAGCGGCTGCTGACGTATCTTCAAATCCGCCAACCGCAGGTGGTGTCGGTGTAAGCAGTAGCGTTAATGGATCAGCCACATACCGTGCTGGTGGTGGTGGCGGTGGTGGAAACGGAGGCGGCGCAGGAGGCGGTGCTGGCGGCCTCGGCGGCGGTGGCGCTGGATCAACCTCGGGAGCTGGAACTGCTGGAAGCACAAATACTGGTGGTGGCGGTGGTGGTAGCGCAAATGCAGTAAATGGCGCAAACGGCGGTTCTGGAATTGTAATTGTTAGATATAGGTATCAATAATGGCACACTTTGCAAAACTTGATGAAAACAATGTAGTGCTTGAAGTCAATGTAATTGACAACGAAAATCTACTTGATTCCAATGGCATTGAACAAGAAGAAGTTGGTGTTGCTTTTTTAGTTCAATGGTCTGGTGGATATACCAATTGGAAGCAGACTTCTTACAACGGAAACATTCGTAAGAATTATGCTGGAATTGGTTACACATATGACGCAACTTGTGATGCGTTTATACCCCCAAAACCTTATGCTTCATGGTTACTAAATGAGGACACCTGTGTATGGGAATCGCCAGTTCCTTATCCCAATGATGGAAATTATTACGTTTGGGATGAGGCAACAACAAATTGGGTAGAAAATGTATAACTGGAAGATTTTAGAGCTGGTTCAGGCTGACGGACAGGTTTTGTCAGTCAAGTACCGTTGCGAGGCAAACTCTAAAAAACACACAGTAGCAACTGAAGGAAATTGGAAATTTAGAAAAAAGTACGATTACTCTGAAAACCTGACCGAGCATCAGGTATCGCATTGGCTCGATTTAGACACCCAAGAAGGTGAACGCCACCTAATTAAAGACCGGCTTGCCGAACAATTAAAGGCGCTAGACAATACCAAGAGCTGCGATCCTCCTTGGAAAGTAGAGACATTTAAGGTGAAGTTATGACCCAGCCCATAGATATTATTAGCCGCGCCATGAAGGACATCGGGGCGCTTGCCGCTGGCGAGACCCCAGCCCCTGCGGAAGCCCAAGACGCTTTCGATATGTTGAACGACATGATCGACCAATGGTCAAACGAGCAGATGATGGTCTACTACAAGACCGAGATCATCTTCACCCTGACTGCGGGACAGACCCAGTACACGGTTGGCCCAACCGGTCAGGTCAACTCCACTTTTACCGGATCAATATCAGGGAATACCCTAACGGTCACTAACATTACCGAGGGCGGGATTGCGCTCGGGATGGTGATAACAGGATCAGGAATTACCGCTGGAACCAAGATCACAGGCTTTGGAACCGGAGCTGGTGGCAACGTAAACTACGCCGGGACGTACACGGTCAATAACACCCAGACCGTAGCCTCGACCACAATAACCGCTTATTACGAGCGTCCCCTTGGAATTAACTCAGCCTTTGTGCGAGTAAACACTAACTCCAACGGTCAGCCCATTGTTAACGGTGGTTTGGACTACCCAGTAGCTATTCTAAATCTTGAAAACTACGAGCTGATTGGTCTAAAAACCCAGAACGGCCCGTGGCCCAAGGCTCTGTATTACCAGCCATCTGAGGTTATGGGTACGTTCTACTTCTGGCCCAACCCGTCACAGGGCGAGATGCACATATTCTGCGACACCATATTCCAGCGTTTTAATAGCATCAACGACACCATCGTGATCCCGCAGGGCTATCTCATGTGTCTGCGCTGGTGTCTTGCGGAGAGGCTTATGCCGATGTACGGCAAGAACGACCCCCAGCAGATAGCGGTCATCAACGCCTACGCCATGCAAGCCAAGGCAACGATCAAGCGTACCAACATGAAGCCAGCCCAATCCGCTAGGTACGATGACGTTCTAGTGGTTGGCAAACGTGCTGACGCTGGTTGGATTCTGACCGGGGGCTTTCAGTAATGCCTGACTTTGGATTCGTAGGCGCAGCTTACGAAGCTCCCTCGATCACTCAGGACGCGCAGGAGTGCATCAACTTCTACCCTGAGATAGACCCTACCAAACCGCAGGGAGACAGGGGCGTTATAGCTCTGTACCCGACACCGGGGCTCGACACGGTAGCCATTTTCCCCAATCAAGACGAGGTTAGGGGATTAAGAACCTTGTCTGGCGGTAATTACTTATTAGCAATTTGTGGCGCTTTTGCTTACATTTTGGAAGATGACTTCACCCCAAAGATGGTCGGTCAGCTAAATACTGACTCTGGTTTGGTTGACATTGTAGACAACGGGATTGATGCCTATATTGTCGATGGAGCTGACCGGTACGGTTGGAGGATTTCTGACCCTGCTGCGGCTATTTTTACGGCCTCAATTAGCGGCACGACCATGACCGTAACCGAGCTATTTTCTGGAACGATTGCGGTTGGGCAACAGGTTTTTGGCGTTGGGGTAGAACAGGAAACAGTCATTACTGCCCTTGGAACTGGTACTGGAGGGGCTGGCACATACACCGTAAGTAACAGTCAGACAGCGCCCGCCGGTCGATATAACTCAGCTCAAATTAACTGCGTTTTTACCGGATCAACGTCAGGCACAACCCTAACCGTGTCTGCGGTATCTTCAGGGACTCTCCATGCGGGCATGACGATTACAAACTCAAGCCTGATCACAAAAACCGTAATTACCGCGCTTGGAACCGGTACGGGTGGAGCTGGAACCTACACAATTAGTAACTCCCAGACGGTTGGATCGTCCACAATGTACGGCCTAAACTGGACGGTTTTACCGGTTACAGACGGAGCCTTTGTGGGCGGGTCTACGGTTGAGGTTGTGGACAACTACTTTATCTACAATAAGCCTGATAGCCAGCTCTGGGGTGCGACCGACCTATTAAGCATCATTTCAAATCCCTTGTCCTACGGAAGCAAGGACGGCTCTCCAGACGATTTGGTAACCATTATTGTTGATAGGCGCGAGGTCTACTTACTGGGTGAGATGTCCTCCGAGGTCTGGATTGATGTTGGGGCGTTTCCGTTCCCGTTCCAAAGGATTCCGGGTACGTCAACCCAGCAGGGTATAGCAGCCAAGTTTTCTGCTGCGCGGATGGGCAACTCTTTTGCATACGTTTCCAGAAATAACCGAGGCGAGGCAACGATTGTCCGCATGAACGGTTATATTCCTGAGAGGATCTCTACCCACGCGGTTGAGAATACCTTGGTGGGCCAAAATGTTTCAGACGCGCTTGCGTGGACTTACCAGCTAAATGGTCACGAAACTTATGTGGTGACATTCCCATCAATCGGTGAGAACGGCCTGACTTGGGCCTTTGACAACACCACGGGGCTTTGGCACAAGTGGCTTTACACAAATAATCAAAACGAATACGAGCGTCACCGTGGCAACTGCTGCTCATTTTTTAACCAACAAGTGTTAGTTGGTGACTATGAGAACGGAAAACTTTATAGGGTTTCCTTATCGGAATACACCGATGACGGTCAATTGGTGCGCCGCCTCAGACGTTGCCCGCACATAACCAGCGACCTCCAGAGGCAGTATTTCCACGAGCTTCAGATCCAGTTCGAGCCCGGAGTTGGTCTATCGATTGGTCAGGGTGACAACCCCCAAGCTATGCTGAGATGGTCAAATGACGGCGGTTTTACTTGGTCTAACGAGAACTGGGTCACGATTGGAGCCCAAGGACAATACTACAACCGAGCCATGTGGAGGCGGCTTGGCTGGGCGCGGGACAGGATATTTGAGGTGGTGATAACCGACCCAATCAAGGCGGTCATTGTGTCTGCAAACCTAAAAGCCACGGCTGGGGATAACTGATGGCAACGCCTCAGAATCAAAGTATTCCAACGTCCCCGCTGTCAGACCAATCGGGGCGGCCTACGAGGGCGTGGCAGTTATTCTTTTTGAATCTTCTAAACTTTACGAGCAGTACGACCGCCACGGCTGGATCGGCAACCCTCCCGGCAAACCCTGCGGGGTTTATCAATATCACGGTAAACGGGGAATCTAAAAAGGTTCCTTACTACGATGTCTGAACTCTTAGAACTTGCTCCGTTTATTGAGAATGTTCCAACGAAAGAGCAGATAGACCGCTTACAAAAAGAGGTGATGAAATTCCCTCAAGCGGAGCTAGAGACCGAGCATTACTTCTCAGACGGAATGTATTGCAGAAAACTAATCCGACCGGCTGGAACGCTGATTGTTGGCAAGGTTCACAAAAAAGACCACTTTTTTCTTTGTGCCTCTGGTGAGATAATCGCGTGGACTGAAAAGGGCATGAAACACCTCAAGGCTGGGGACGTAATTGAGTCCAAGCCGGGGACGAAAAGGGTTACTTTAGCGGTAACCGATGCAATAGGAATCACGGTTCACAAAACCGAACATACCGATTTGGATGAGATTGAGAAGGAACTAATTGAGCCAGACGAACTAGCTTTGTTCGATTCAAGCAACAAATTAAAACCTTTGGAAGATATTGAACGCATTATGAGGGCTATAACATGAGTTGGGTAACCGCATCGTTAATAATGGGTGGCTCTAGTATTGCTAGTGGCCTAATTGGGGCATCTGCGGCAAAAAAAGCGGCAGCTCAACAGGCGGCGGCAATTCGAGACGCGGCAGCAATCCAAGAGCGTATGTACCAACAGGGCAGAACGGATCTAGCGCCCTACCGTGAAATTGGTTACCAATCACTTAAAGACATCAGCGCCCAACAACCTTTTCTGACCGGCAAGTTTGAGGACTACCGAGACCAGTACCTAGACCCAAGCATGGCCTTTAGGCTAGGAATTGGTGAGCAGACCACCCAGCGGGCGGCTAACGTAGGGGGCGGGGCTCTAAGCGGCAACACGTTGCGGGCGCTCCAAGACTACTCTCAGGGACTAGCCTCAACCGAGTATTCCAACGCATTTAACCGGTTCCAGACCGAGCGCGGGAACATCTATAACACCCTAGCCAACATAGCTGGCATGGGTCAGAACGCCGTCAATACAGGCGTTCAGGCCGGTCAGGCCACGGCTCAGAACCTTGGGCAGTTAACGGTGGGTGGCGGTCAGGCTCAAGCTGCGGGAACAATCGGACAAGCTAACGCAATAGCAAGCGGGTTAGGTGGAGTAGGAAACGCGGCTCAAATGTTTGCTCTTGGGCAAAGCGGATTTTTTAACCGGCCCGGACAAACACCAGTAAAACCAACAACGTAAGAGGTTGAAATGGCAGACTTTGGAATAAATCCAAACATAGCGATGGGCTTTCAGGGCAGTCCAGCCAATAAGCCTATGACCCTAAACGAACTCATTAGCATGAGCCGAAACGTGATGGAGACATCACGGCTGGCTGAGTTGTATCCAGAGCTGATCAGAAAAACTCAAGCAGAAACTAGAAGCGCAGAAACTGGTGCAGCCAAGTCTGAGATGGAATTAAATCTTGCCAGATCCAAAAAAATTCTCGACGGGCAAACTTCACTAATTATTAACCCGTTAGTTATAGAAGCAGAAGCAAACCCAAATAGCGTAGACCGTACAGCTTTAGTTAATCTAGTTACTCAAAACGCTATTATGCAATCAAAAAATGCTGGAATGGATTGGGAAACAGAAGGCAAAAAACTTGCTGCGCCATACATTGAAATGGCAACAAATGATCCCGGCAACTTGTTGCAACACTTAAAACAACGGCATTTAGATGCGGTAGATGCTGCAACTCGAGCTACTATTATTGCAGAGGGCAAGGGAATTGGCGTATCAACTCTCCCAAGGAGGGGCGCAACGTCTGGTGGTGTAACGTCTGAGCAGATGACCGCACCAATACAAGGCCAAAACCTGATGGTTGCCCCGGTCACAGAAAATCGGGTTGGCATCTCTGCTATTCCGGGTGGCGCACCAACGATGGCTCAAGGGCCAGCTCAAGCTCCGATGGCAGCTCCGATGGCGGCAGGGCAGATGGTTCAGCCAGAAACAAATAATTACCCATTGATGTTTGAGCCACCATCAAGGGCTGGAATCAATCGTCCTAAACGAGAAGGCGAAGATAAAGCTATTGAGTTTGGACAAGATTTTAAAAAGAAGTTAAATAATCGGGCATTAGAATTAACAAGATCAGACGAAAATCTTGATCATGTAATTCGTAGCGCAACAAAACTTCAACAATCTTTGGGGCCAACAAGCGGCCCAATTGGAATTTTAAAAAGAAAATACGCTGAACTTGTTGGCAATCCAGAATATCAGCAACTTAAAAAAGACCTTGCTCAAGCGCAACAGGCCAATCTTAATGCGTTAAATGTGGGCGGTAATAGCGTTGCCGGTCTTGAACTTAATCGGGATGCTATGGGCGATGTTACTTATGCCCCAGAAGTGTTGGTACAAATAGCTAGGCGAACCAAAGCTGACAACACTAATTTGCGGCTAATGCACCAAGCATTAGACAGTCATTCCCGTAAATTTGGTGATGCTAATACAGACAGATTTATCCAAATGTGGACAAAAAATGCTGATAGCAAGATATTTCAATTGATGGACATCAATAAAGACATACCTGATCCCAAGATGCGTCAAGATGCTGCGGCTAAAGTTCTTGAGGGTATGAGCCAAGCTCAACGCGAAACACTTAATCAAAAGTATCAGCGCATACTTAAACTAACCACAACTGGGGACATAGCGCAATGAACGCCCGCGACCCGTATCTTCATCAAAATCTGACACCAGATGATATTGCGTTACTTGAAGAAGGTATGAGGAATACCGTAGTTGATGGCGTTCCAATAGACCCAAGAGATATTTTTAGTAATCCAGAACGGTTTAATAGTTACAAATTTGATGTTCGAAAAAAAGCATTTGAAATGTTGCCTAAGTTGGCTCCCGGCAAGGCTCAGTATGTGGACATGGCTACTGGTCAAGACGTGGGAGCGACCCGCCAAGTAGGGATGCGTGGTAATGACCCAATAAGTAGCATGATTTTAGGTGCTGGAACTCAACCGGCAGCTCCACAGGCAGCTCCACAGGCAGCTCCACAGGCAACGCCACAGGCAGCTCCCCAAGCTCCAGCAGATCCAATTAGCAGTCTAATTTTAGGAACGCAAGCACCGGAAGCCGCCCCTCAAGCTGCCCCAACAGAACCTAAGAAACCAAGATCACTTGCTAGTTACGTTGGAAAACCATCTGACATTGGCCCTGCGGCTGCAAGCCTTGCAGACATAACTTTGGGGAATGTAGTACCCGGAGCAGTTGGAGCCGTGACATATGCTGGCGCTCGCGCATTTGGTAAGAGCCCACAGGAAGCCACCGCGCTACAAGAAAAGGTAACAAAACCGTTTTTAGACCCGTTTGGTAGGGCGTTTAAAGTTACTGAAAGCCCAGCCTACAAGGGCGAAGCTGGTCGGCAACTAATGGATTTTGTTAGTGAAAATAGTTCTAAAGGTTCAGAGTGGATTGCGGAAAAAACCGGTCTACCAAAATCAGACGTTGACAATATGCTTGGAACTATTGCCGCTGGAGCTGGTGTTAAGGCCGGTCAGGTAATTAGCGCAAAGACCGCCCGCCCGTTTGATACCGGAGCCCCTGCGGTCATAGAGGGTGCAGCTCCAAAGGTTGAGCCGATGATTGGTAAGCCAAAGGTTAGCTACGCTGAGTTTCAAGCAGCTCTACAAGAAAAGCGCAGGGGTGGTGGCACTTCAACCATGCCCACCGGCACAATTTACCAGCCGTACAGAGAGATTCAATTTTCTAGTAAAGGCCCGGTTGCCTTGACAGAACAACAGGAACGGGCAAACGTATTGCAGAGGGTAGGGTTTGAAGAAGCTCGCCAAAGTGCAATTAGCGGAAATAAGTTTGACGCTGGAAGCGAATTTCAGACTAGCAAACTAGACGCTCCGGTTGGCAAGTTATTTAGGGATTCGTTTGAAAACGAAAAAAATAAGTTATTAGATTTTGGCAATCAAATCATTGACCGAACTGGCGGCTCAATTGGATTAGACGAACAGACGTTACGGTTGCGCGGAGAACGGATCGTTGCGCCATTTGATGCATTTAAGCAAGAACTACAAGGCCAAATGGCTAATGCTTATAACCAAGCCAAGCAAGTAGCGGCTGGTCAGCCAGCAGTAAACCCAACAAACCTACAAAAATTTCTTAATACAGAGTCAAACTTTACAGTCAACGATAGCTTTATGTCGTTACGCCGTGGCATCCAATCTCACTTAAAAGAAAGCGGATTGTTAGATGACAAAGGTCGTGTTTTACCCATGACTGTTGAACAGGCCGAAAACTTACGTCAATACATTAATTCCAACTGGAACAACGAGCGTTCTCGGCTTGTTGGTCGATTAAAAGACAAAATTGATAATGACGTTACAAAAGTAGCTGGCGAAGATATTTACAAAGGCGCAAGAGAAATCAGAACGAAGATTGGACGTTTGTTAGACGATCCAAAAGGCGTA